GCCGAGCCGCGCCGCTTGGACTGCGGTGCCGGTTCGGCCGAGCCGCGCCGCTTGGACTGCGGTGCCGGTTCGGCCGACTCGCCCTGCGGCTGCTCCCAGGCCTTGCTGAACCGGCCGCTGCTCTGGGTGGGCACGCTGTCGGCCGACCCGCCGGCCGCCGGCCGCTGGCCGCTCTGGTAGGCCTTCAGGAGGTGTTCGTACTGCTCGACGAGGTCCGGCCGCAGTTCGCGCATCACCTCGAGCAGGGCGTCGATCGTCGGGTACTGCTGCTTCGCCCAGGCCACCTGGGAGTCCCGGTCTTCGCGGTGGATGTCCCTCATCCAGCGCCGATTCTCGTGCCGGCCGCGCTGGAAGCCCACCTCCTCGTACATCCGCTCGATCATCGAGTCCAGGCTCACGGCGATGTCGTCGAGTTGCTTGGCCTGCACCTCGGGATCCTCGGGCTTGGGCGGCGCGTAGCCGGGCTTCAGCACCTGCTGCAGGCCCCACTGCCCCGTCTCGGGATCCTGCTGCCAGGCGTGCTTCGATCCGCCGGGACCGCCGACCGTCTTCGGCGGCTCGGCGGCTTCCTCCTGCCCCAGCTTGAAGTCGGGCGGCTGGTAGGCGTCCACCAGGCCCTTCTCGATCCAGCCGAGGACCAGTTCGGGCGTCCAGCCCTCTTCCTGCTCGAGGAACTTGGCCAGTTCGCGCTGGCTCATGGGCCGGCCGCCGCGCTTCAGGTTCGTCTGCAGGATGGTGGTGGTCAATTCCTGGGCCCGCTGGAGGCGCTGGGCCTCCTGCTCCTGCTCCGAGCGTTCGCGCTGGCCGAGCAGGTACTTGGCGTAGCGCTGGCCGAGTCCCGAGGCGCCGCGGCTGATCTGCTCCATGATGTCCGACACGCTTCCCTCCTTACTGGGCCAGCGGGACTTTGTCGCCGCCGCTGCCGCGTTCGAGCAGCACGGCGAACAGGTCGGGGCTGATCGAACTGGCCAGACCGCTCTCCCACCAGTTCAGGCCCGCATCGGCCCCCAGGCCGGCGCCGACCACGAAGTCGGAGCCCATGCCCAGCAGGCCGCCCCAGGCGGCCCGCTTACGCGCATCGTCGGCCGTCTGCAGAGCCGCCTCGCGGACGCCGATCCCTGCCGCCCAGGGCGTCTGCGTGCGGATCTGCTGCAGGGCGTTGATGATCGACAGTTTCTGGGCGAGCTGGCGGCCGGCCATGTCCTCGGCCTTCTCCATGGCCAGCAGGGGCGCGGTGGCCATGGACTCGCCCCGTTCGCGGTCGAGGACCGCCTCGCGCTCGACATCGAAGGACGAGCCGCCCAGGCCCAGCTGGCCGGCCCGCTCGCGCCGGGCGGCGTCGCGCTGCTGCCAGTCCTTCGTCGCGCCGCGCTCAAGCAGGCTCTGGTAGCGGCTCTGGTAGCCCTGGGTCGTCCGCGTCGGGTTGCGGACCTGGGCCAGCATCTGGGTGATGTCGGCGCGGGCGGTGTCGGACAGGCGGTAGTCGCCCTCGCGCCCCCGCCAGTTGATGCTACGGTTCCCGCCCCGCAGCAGGTCCATGATCCCGCCGGCCGCCTTCAGGCCGGCTCCCGCTGCCAGTGACCATGGGTCCATCGGTCAACCCCCTCTCCATGAGCAGGGCGAATCGCTTCGCGGTCAGCCCCAGGGTGATCATCGTCCGCGGCCGTCCGTGGATCGTCTCGTAGTCGTAGTGCCGGCCCTCGAAGTCGAAGCCCAGCTTGCGGTAGAACTTCTCGGTCTGCGGCCGGCGCTGCTCGAAGATCGCGCTCAGGCGCGGCAGCTCGAAGCCGCCCGCAGCGGCCGGCGCGAAGCAGTGCGACAGCAGCCGGATCAGCAGCGGCCAGCCGTCGCGGCTCCAGGTGCCCCGGAAGCGCTTGAACACGAGCGACCCCAGTTCGGCCCGGTGGTAGCCGGGCCACGGGCTCTGCACCCAGAACCAGCCGAGCAGATCGTCTTCGCGCCGCAGGGCCAGGTAGATGCGCCCCTCGTGGACGACCCGCGCCTCGGGCTCGTGCTGCCGCCAGAAGTCGGGCAGGATCTGGGCGCGGTAGGCCGCGTCGTAGTACTCGCTGAACGGCACCTTCTCCCGACGCAGGGTCAGGCCGGCGGTCGCCGTCGTCTTCAACTCACTCACGCTCATGGCGTGTCCACCCCCCGCAGATCCAGCTGCACGCGCTGGAACCTGCTCACTATGCCGCCGCCCGCGTAGTCGACACGCAGGCCCAGGCGCCCACCGAGTCCGGTCGGCACCTTGCGGCTGATGGCCGGCGTCCGCTGATGGCCGAAGCTGGGGGCCAGTGTGCCGGGCAGCGGGCGCCAGTTCTGGTCATCGAAGCGGATGCTGGCCGTCAGGTTTTCGCCCCCCTCGGCCATGAGAAAGTCGGCGAGCAGCACCTGGCCGCGGACGCCCAGGTCCATGTGGGGCAGCTCGAAGTAACTCTCCCAGAAGTCGCCGTAGCTGTCCAGCACGCCGAAGTCCATGTGCCTGACGTTGCCCTCGTAGTCGCCGAGCAGGACGATCCACTGGCCGGCCGTGTTCAAGCTCGACGCGTAGCAGCCCTCGAGCAGGTCGCCCACCAGGAAGGCGCCCAGGGTGACGCCCTGGGGGTCGGCATGCCGGCGCAGCAGGTGGTAGTCGATGACCCCGCTGTTGTGCGGCTCGTTCTGGAGCGGCACGAGGTAGCGGATCCGCTCGTTCTGGCGGTCGTGGATGGCCACGATCTGGTGCAGTCGGTTCGCGTCCAGTTCGGTGAGGAAGTCGCGGATCCGGTCGGTGGCCACGTTCACGAACACATCGCCGTAGGCGTCCCAGGCGCTCAGGGGCACGGGCCCCTGAGGGCTGAACCAGTGGACGTCGTTCTCCACGCGCTTGATGGCCAGGGGGCCGACCAGGCCGAAGGGGATCACCCGCATGCCGCTGGCCGTGCCGGCCACCGGATCCACGTCCGCGTAGACGACCGTCTTCGTCTGCTTGTGGCACAGCAGCAGCTGCTGGAAGTCGCTCACCCCGATCACCGGCTCGCCGTCGCCCTCAAGGACGCGCAGGCGGAAGGCCGTGCTGGACGTCTCGGTCCAGTCCCAGTCGAGGAAGTCGCGGTTGCCGCACAGGTGGACGTCGCTCGGCCGCTGGGAGCAGCCCCAGGCGGCGAGGCGCTCGGTCTTGTCGGCGCCGATCAGCGTGACGCCCGTCGGCCAGTTGCCCGGCTCCCAGGACAGGGGCAGATCGATGCCGTCCAAGTCGCTGATCAGATCGAGGTCGGTGCCGGCGGCGCCGCCGCCGTAGACCAGGGGCTCGTTGTCGGGGCCGAACATGAAGAGGCGGTTCATGTAGACGGCGGCCGTCCAGGCCCCCTCGTCGATCTCCGTGACCGCGCCGATGGCCCAGGGCCGGCCCGTGGCCGCGATGCGGTAGACCGTGGTGCCGGCGATCGCGATGTGGGCCACCGAGCCGTCCTGGCGCTCGAAGCGCCACAGGCCCACGATGGGGCCGGCCAGGGCGTCGGTCGTCCAGTTCTCGACGGTCGCCCGCCGCGGGATCTGGAGCGTGCCGTCGGTCAGGATCTCGATGTTGCGGGCTGCGGGCAGGAAGGGCGTCGGGACGATCTTGCCCGGCGCCCCCTCGAGCAGCCCGCCCGTGCAGTCGAGGAACGGCCTGCTCGCCCGGCCGCTCATCGCTTCAGCGCCCAGCTGGCGTCGCCGCCCACGGGCGGCTTGTCGGTCTGCGGGCCGCGGTCCCGCGGGTTCTGGTGGATCGGCCGGCGCCGGGCGATGCGGATCATCTCGAGCTTCTCGTAGGTGTACTGCTTCGTCGCCACCTCGGTGGCCGGATAGCCGCAGTAGCCGCCGGCCATCTGCCAGACGGCGTAGGCGACCATCGCCGGGTAGAAGGGGTTGGGCAGCAGGGGCACTTCGGCCCCGTACTGCATGAGCGTCAGTGCGGCCTGGTAGCGAAGCAACAGGCGGCCGGGGTAGTAGCTGCGATCGCCGTTCCATGCGTAGTCGGCGTCGACCAGCGCGGGGTCGGTGTCGTGGGGATTCCAGGCGCCGACCGCCCGCTCCCAGTGATCCGCGTCCAGGTCCGGTATGACGGCGGTATCGGCCACCGGAAGGATGCAGATGTACCAGCCGCCGCCGTGCCAGCAGCACTTGTCCAGCAGGTAGACGGAACTCGGCGGCCGGGCCAGCTGGATCTTCCGCTCGAAGAGGCTGTACTCGGTCGGCGTGCCGAAGTTGGCGACGTCGGTCAGCAGGCCGACGGCATCGTCGACCGCGTCGATCGTCCTGAAGTCGAGCGGCGAGAGCGAGCAGACCGGGTCACTGACCATGTCGAGGAAGTCGCCGGGCAGATCGTAGCCGCGCACCCCGTCATCCAGATGCCAGTAGGCCTCGCTGTGGCCGAAGCTCTGGCCGGCCAGGTCGTAGAGGATCTGCTGGCCAGCGTTCAGCTGGTTCACGGCCTCGACGACGTAGTCGGGATCGGTCCCCTCGTCGCTGTCGGCGTAGATGGTCGGCACATCGTTGGGGCCACTGGGCAGGCGCAGTTCGGTCAGCACCTGGCGCACGAGCTGGAGCAGGGTGCGGGTGCGGCCGCCGCCGCCCGAGCGGATGATCGTGGTCGCATGCGGCATGGCCGCCTCCTACCTCTGCTTGCAGTCGCAGCGCCAGTTCGTGCCGTCGAACACGCATTCCATGCAGTCGCCGGCGGCGGGGTTCCAGTTGTTGCCCGTGCCGGCGGGGTTGTTCACGTCGCGGTCAAACAATGGCATCATGGGCACGGCGAATCCGATCGTCGTGTTGGCGTCCCCGAACTCGATCCAGATCCGCTGGCCCTCGTAGCCGTCGTCGAAGTCGACGATCGTGGTCGCGCCGCCGTTGTTGGTCTTGAAGAACAGGCCGTCGCGCACCGAGGGCGTGGCGTCGAGATTGGTGAAGGTGCGGAACATGCTGGACGTGAACTGCGAGCCGCCGAGCAGCTGCACGTCGCCGCCGGCCGCGTCGATGTGTTCCCGCTTCAGGTTGTCGCCGATCGACACGACGGGCGGCAGCACCTCGGGGTGGGCGAAGTTCAGAACGCGGATGGCCGGATAGGGGGTGACCGCCAGGTTCGAGAAGCGATTGCAGATCGACACGATGCCGGAGTAAGGGCCATCCAGCACGATGTGGCCCTCCGTGGCCAGGCCGGGGGCGGGCCGTAGCGGGTAGTCGAGCAGGCAGCCTTCGGCGAGGATCCCGCTGCCATCATCGACCAGGATGTCGGCCTCGATGCAGTCCGAGATGCTGACCTCGCGGAAGCTGTGGCGGTTGATGTAGGCGATCCCCATGGCGGCGCCCAGCAGCCGGATGCCGTAGCGGAAGTGATGGACCTTCACCCTGCGGAAGGTGACGTTGTAGGCCGGAAGCGTGGTGCTGTCGACGAGGATCCCCGTGCCGGTGACGGAAGGGCTGTTGATGCCGATGACCGTGAGATTCTCGAACAGGACGTTCTCCGCGCCCGCCGTCATGCGGACCCCCCCCACGCCCCCGCCGTTGCTCCCATCGGACACGTCGATCGTGAATCCTTGCAGGCGGGTGCCGTGAGCGCGGACATCGATGTCGATCAGGGTGGCACTGGCCAGATTCTCAGCCACCAGGCGGGTGCCGATGTAGTCGACCCCGGCTTCTTCGCGCACCGACCCCGCCCCGACGATGGAGATGTTCTCGTCGTAGATCTCCAGGCGGGTGCCGTCGATGTTGATCTGGCCTGGCGGCAGGCGCACGATGGCGCCCTGGCCCTCCGCCTGGGCGGCATCGAGGCACGCCTGGAGCGCTGCCGACTGATCGCCGGCCCCCGCGCCCGTGACCACGCCGTAGTTCGTGGCGTCGAACTCGTGGGGCACGCCGTCCTTCAGTTCGATGTCCTCGTCGTACTTGACGATGCCGCCGTAGGCGATCCTGAGATCGTAGCGGCCGTCGGCCGCGAAGCACTCCCAGCAGCCGTCGGCGTCTGCGGTGACGGGGTTGGTCTGCGGGGTCACTGCGAAGCGGTCCTGCCACAGTGTGGCCTGGGCCGCGACGCCGGCTGCGTAGCCGCCGAGGTTGCGGTCGTAGACGGTGATGAACGCGCCGCCGATGGCCACGCCATCGTTGTCCTGCACCACTCCGCTGAGTCTGTCCATCACCGCCTCCTTAGGCGAAGGTGTGGGCGCCGCAGTCGCCGGCCAGCAGCGAGCGGTCGTAGAGTTTCATGTGGCGCGTGCCGGCCGTGTAGATCTCCAGGCCGATCTGGTAGCCGCCGGGGTTGCGGATTCTGAGGCTCTGGTTATTGACCATGTTGATATTGTTATGCGTATGGACGCCAACATCCACGAGTCCCGACCTCATCATCGCCACCAGCTGGGCTGACGAGATCTTGCCCACGCCATCGAGAACGCTCGTGATCAGGGCCATCGAGAACTTGACGCCGCCGGCCAGCACGCACTGCGGCCAGTAGATGCTGTAGTTTTCCGCGTCGCCGTCGTCGGTGGAGAACGTGATGGCGGCGCGGCGGCCATTCCAGGGCCGGCCGTTGAAGTAGGGGCCGTCGGCCTCGAAGCCCTGCTTGGGCACCCAGAAGCGGGCGTCGTGACTCGGGTGGTGGTAGCGGCGGAAGTGTTCGAGGCCCTCGGTCAGCGTGCAGATCCACAGGTCGTCGTCGGCATGCTCGAGCCAGGCCTGGAGCATGGCCGCGAAGTGGGCGGCGTCGATGGCGTTGTGGGTGTAGATCTGGACCCACGAGTGGTCGGCGATCCACCGCGGCAGGCGATCGGCGCCCTCGAGCAGCGCGAGTTGGGCCGCCTTGTTCGCCGCCGCCGCCTGGACGTCGGCCGCCGTGTACGAGTACGTCGGATTGCCGCTATTGCCACGCAGCGGCAACTCGAAGGGGGTGCCGAGATCCCAGCCCTTGCGCCAGTTCTCGTTGTGGTAGTGGCCGAAGACGTCCGAGCAGTGGCCCTCGGGCACATCGGTGCCCGGCGAGCCGTCGCGGGCGCCCAGGTAGCCGCGGCGCATCAGGTAGAGGATCGTGTCTAGGTCGTGGATGTGGTTGGGGAAGGCGACCCAGCGCGGCAGGGGCCCCTGGAGGCCCGTGATCACCGCCTCGGCCGCGTCGAGATCGGCATCCAGACCGGCCGGCCAGTCGATGCCCGAGGCCGCGGCCAACACGATTCCATCCTGGCCGATCGCCGAGACGCCGCGCTCCTCCAGTTCGTCAGCCTCGTAGACCAGGTGCGTGTTGGTCACGGCCGTGTCCACGCGGTAGTTCTGCCTGGGGCTGATGGACTCGACGACCAGCTGCTTCACCCGCGCATCAGCATGCGCCGTGAACTTCGCCTGGATGTCACGCAGGTACTTGATGTCGCCGCCCACCTCATCCAGATCCCAGTCCGCACCCGCGATCGCTGTCCAGGGGCCGTAGCCGAACTCCATGTCCTCGTTGCCCGCCATGCCCTTCTCCTAGTAGGTCATGATCCGCTGGCCGTGCTGGTAGACTTCGGGCGGCCGGTGGGCCATGGCGATCAGGCCCATCGCGGCGATCGCATGGGGGATCCGTGCCCGGCCGCCAGCCCCGTTGCGATGGTAGAGCCGCACCTTGCGGATGTAGTAGAAGCGGTTGATGTTGCCGCGTATCCGCCAGACGGCGACAGCGTAGGTGTCGCCCGCGATCGTGAAGTCGAGGACGTAATCTTTCCAGTAGCCCGCCCAGCCGCCGGCCCCGCCGTCGATCAGCACCGACCCGCCCGACTTGAGCGCATATATTTTCGGCTCGACGTTCTCGGCGATGACGCTGTAGACCTCGCACACGAGGCGGAAGTCCTGCGGCAGTTTGAACTGGTTGAGCTTCCCGGCGCCGTACTGACCCATGTGGTAGCCGATGTACTCGCCGGCCGCGCCCGCCGTGCGGGCGATGCTGACCGCGTTGCCGTCGCCCGTCGGCGAGGCCAGGACGGTCATGGTGCCGTTGGCCCCGCCCTGGCGGTCCATGCGGAATGCCCCCGGCGAGGTGTCTCGATCGGACATCCCAGGGAAGTCCGGCGAGCCCTGGCCGTCGCCCCCCTGCATGTACAGGCGGCGGGTGAGTGCCAGGGCCCGCCGATGGTAGCATCGGCGGTCCATGGCCTACCCCTCCCCCGTCCAGGAGACGTCGATGTACAGGTTCGTGGCCGTCAGCGCCGCGCCCTTGATCTGGATCGCGTCCACTTCCTCGAGGAAGCTGTAGAAGCCCTCCGCAGCGATCCCCGCCTGGAGCGGCTGCCAGTCCTCGACGCCATCACCGTCGCACTCGTTCGGGTAGATCGAGCCGTTGATGGTGATCGAGCCGGCGCCCAGGGCGCCCGTGAAGTGGATCTGCAGCGTGAATGGAGACTTGATCCCGGTCAGTTCGGCCAGCACGGCGTTCGACGCGTTCGGGTTGAACGGACCCAGCCGCTCCTTGAATCGGTGTGCGCCCATGGCGGCGCCTACATCCGGCTCAAGTAGACGGCGTTGACGGTCAGGCTGTCGATCGAGGTGACGTCGGTCACGTCGACGCGCACCCAGATCATCTTGCCCAGGAGCCAGAACTCCTCGGTCGTGGCCTCGGTGGCCTCGACGACCGTGTGCCAGTTCACACCGTCGGCGCTGACCTCGATCTTCACATCGTAGTCCAGCTGGCCCTCGGCCAGGTTGGCCTCGATGCCGATCGAGTCCCAGCCCTGCACCATGAACAGCGGGTCACCCGTGATGACCTCCGAGCAGTCCAGGATCTGGACGACGTGTTTGGAGACTGGCAGTCCGACTTCGTTGGAATCCATGGGACGCTGTCCTCCTGCGTGTGGAATGGGGCGCTCACCGTGCCTAGCACGCACGCATCGGTTTCTCGGTGAGCGCCCCGACCCTACTTGGGTTATGTCAAAAGACGGCGCGAACGACTACTCGCCTACTGGCGTCCCGTCCGGCATGACCCGCGTGCCACCGCCAGGGGTGGCGACGAGCGAGTCGGCCAGGCGGCGGCGGCCCCGCGGCTTGATCATGGACATGAAGCGCTTCGTCATTCGCTCGCGCTTCGCCTCCAGATCCGCGTCGGTCACCTGCATCGCCACGATCGAGAAGCGCGGCACCGGCCGCACGCGATAGCGCTTGGCCGGCGTCAGGTCGGGGAAGTCCGACCACTCCGCGTTGTTCTGCGGGATCACTTCTTCCTGGAGATGCTCGTAGACCGCCCGCTGGAGCGTCGAGGCCACACCGGCCGGCACGGGGATCGTCACCTCCCTGGGCAGGTAGAAGATGCGGCCCATGTAGCGAACCGGAACCGGCTCGTTGTCCATGTGCCGCGGATCCTCCTTGTTGCCCAGGGCGATCTTGATCTCGTACCACGCGCACTTCTTCAGCGACGCGTGCAGTGCCGGCTGCTGGGCCTTCTGCCCGCCGGCCGCCGCCGCCGCGGGGCGGCTGAAGCCGCCGCCACCGCTGATGTTGTCCATGCCGGTCAGGGGCCGCGGCACCTTCTGGTGCTGCAGCTGGACCAGCATGTTCACCATGCTCCGCAGGTCGGCGACGGTGCGCTGAAGCTCCGCGACGTCCTGGGGGCCGGCGTCGGCCAGTGCCTCCTCGTCGATGCCCTTGCCCTGGGCCATGACCACGCCCAACTCCTCGCTGCCGTCCACCGCGATGGGCGGTTCGGCGGCCGGCGTCGGCGCGGCCTCGGCCGGCGGGTCCAGGGGCACCGCAGGCTCCGGCGGATCGGCAGGCAGGGCGTCTTCCGGCGTCACCACCGGCTTGCGCCCGACCTTCTTCGCCGTCGTCTTCTTCGCCGTCTTCTTATTGCTCACCTGTTCACCTCGTTCGTTTTCGCTCGCCAGCGGGTTGGCGGCTACCCGTCATCAGGATCAGGGATCCTCGTCGGGGTAGTCCGCGTTGGCGCCCACCTTCACGGGCACGTCGCGCAGCACCAGGCACTTGAGCTGGTCGTTCACCGCGTTCAGGTTGCCGTCCGTGCCGATTGTGAAACCGGGCGCGGACCACGAACCCTCGGGCAGCGCGGCCGCCGTGTCGAAGTCGATCACGGGGTTGGTCGCCGCGAAGACCTGCTCACCGCCCGCGTAGGTGCTGAGGGCATCGGCCGCGGTGATCGTCACGGTGACACCCGTGCGGATCTCGAAGGCCGTGTCCTGGGGCATCCCCGCGAACCAGATGTGCAGACTGACGTCCGTGTAGTTGACCACGAAGATGGCGCACGGCTCGAAGCCGCACGACACCTTGATCAGAGCGCCCGTGCCCACGATGTGGGTGTGATTCGCGAGGAAGCTGGAAATCAGGCTACCCATGTCTCACACCTCCTACGCCGACACCGCGACTTCGAGCCGCAGGATGCCCAGATCGTCGAGGATCTTCGCTCCCTGCGGGGCCTTCCAGGCCACCGAGCCGCGCTGGTTGAGCGGATCGGCCGAACCGGCCGAACCGAGTGGATGGATGATCAGCTCGAACGGCGCGTCCTCGCCCCCGAGCCGCACGGCGCCGTAGGCGTCCTGCGACACGATGAGCCCGTAGTGGACGTTGCAGTTCGTGCCGGTCGCGTCTGTCTCGATGCCGGCGGGGAGCGCGGCGCCCGCGCCCTCGTCGACGTACCCCTGGCCCGTGAGGAAGAGCCGCAGGTTCTTGTAGACGCCCTGCTCGCTCGCGTGGAGCCTCTGGTCCGTGGGGTACTCCGACTGGTCCTTGTAGCCGACGATGCGCTGTTCCATGTCGAACAGGATCTCCGCGTCGACGATCATCGGCCACGAATCCCGCACCGGGTGGGTGCCTTCCTTGGCCGAGGCGCGGATGCTCCGCTTCCAGGGCCGGAAGTGGTTCTGACGCATCTCGCGGATGGCACGGTCCAGGGCCGTGTTCGACACGCGGCCGGCGACGTTGGCCGTCGCGGCCCCCTCGGTCCCGCTGTCGTCCGCGATGTACATCACGTTGGTGCCCGCGATGATGGCGTTGCGGATCACCTTGTCGAGGATCTTGCCGGCCTGGTCGCCCAGAACCCGCTGGCTGATCTTCATGATCGGATCGCTCGTCTCGTACTTCACCTTGTCGGAGTGCAGCACGAAGTCGCCGTACCACTGGACGACCATCAGCACGTCGCTCTTGCGGAGCGTCTGGCCGGGCGGCGTGATCGCCTCGGCGATCGTGCGCTCGGTGCTGTCCAGGTCGAGGATGCGGCGCCACTTGACGGTGTCGCCGGCTCCGGTGGTGAAGTCCGTCTTCTGAGCGAACAGGTAGAAGATCAACCACGGCTGGGTCTGATACAGGACGCGCCGAATGTATCGACGCCCGATTGCGTCGGGAATGTCGGCGGTTCCGGTGACCAGCATGGTTCACCTCCTTCGAGGTTGTTATCGTTCGTCGCGCCGCTAGATCAGGAAGGCCTCGTTGCCGCCCTCTCTCTCCTCCAGCTGCGCGTATTCTTCGTCGGTCATGGTCATGGGATCCTTGCCCTTCGGCTTGGCCGCCTGGCGGCCACCACCGCGGCGTACGCCACCGGACCCGAGGGTCGAGGCGCGTGCCTTGGCGATGGCGCCCAGGGTGGCCTTCAGCTTCACGGCGTCCGTCAGATCGCCGCGGCCCAGCAGGACGTTGTTCGTCAGCACCGTCAGCAGCAACTCGGGGTTGGCCACCTCGCCCTTGATGCCGATGCCCGCCATGAGCTTCTGCACCATGTTGTGGGTGTCCTCGCTCCAGTAGTCGCCGTAGCGCTTCTGCATGCCCTCCGTGGCCGATGCCAGGTCGGAACGCTGGATCACCTTGCCCATGCTCTCCAGGGCTTTCTCGAACCGGCCCGCGAGCGGGCCAATGAGCGCTCGAGCGCGAGTGGTAGCGATCTGATCCATGAGCGGACCGAGTACCTTGGCGTCCTCGAGGAGGGCCTCCTTGTCGCTGCCCGGCGGCAACTTCAGCTTGGAGAAGTCGATCTCGGGCAGATCCGTGTCGGCGAGCAGGTCGTCGAGCATCTGGCGCTGGTCGCCGGCCTGCTTGCGGCTTGTGCCCAGCTCGGCCAGCACCTCCTCCAGGCGCTCGCGCAACTCGCCACGGGTGACCGGCTCATTCCCCTCGCCCTTCTTGCCCTCGTCCTTCGGCGTCAGGCCCATCGCGCCACGCAGGAGGTCCATGCCCAGCGACGCGCCGAACTCGTCGTCGGCCGCCGCGCCGTCCCCCTGCGCCTCGCCGCCGTCGCCGGCGTCCTGGGGGGGCGCATCGTCCGCAGGCTTCTCGTTGCCCGCACCGCTGCCGCCACCGCCACCGCCGTCGCCGACCGGCGCATCCTCGGCGTCGGGATCCGTGAAGAAGTCTTCGTCTCCACCGATCCAGAGTCCTGTCAGCTCATCGATCATCTCTCACCGCTCCCGGTTTACGCTCCGCAGCGTTGGTGTGCGCTCAGTCCACGGACCCGCCGTGCGAGTCTCCGTCACGGGCCTCGGCCTCTCGGGCTGCGAGGCGGTCGGCGTCCTTCACCATGCGATCGATCCTCTGGAGGATCTCCTGCCAGAACGCCCGCTTCACGTCGGCCGCCGCGGTGGCGGCCAGGTAGTTGGGATGCTGCAGGCTCACGGGCGGCGCGGCTGCGAACTGCGCCTCGATGTCAGCGGCGAGTGTTCGCCAGGCTGACGATGCCTGCAGCTCCCTGTAGGCGGCCCCCAGCCGCCGCGTTTCCTGCTGTGCCTCTCGCTGCGCCTTCCGCGCTTCGTCTGGCATCGATCTCCCTCATCATCTCGGCCGCCGGCGAGTCGAGGTACAGGTCGTCCTCGTGCTGGCCGAGCGTCCACTTCATGGCCAGCTGCAGCAGCTTCCCGTAGTTCACCTTGGCCTGGACCTCGGGCGGCGCCACCGCAACGATCTCCAGCATGACGCGCAGGCTCGAGATCTGCTCGTGCATCTGCCGGGCGAGGTCGGCGCCCTGGGCCTTGATCACGAAGCGCCGCCGGAAGGCCTCGGGCTCGACGCCCACCCACTTGCGCTCGCTCGCGCTCTCGCCGCGCACCGAGCGGTGGACGACCCGCTCCGGCGGGTTCTCGGCCATGATGGCCACCATGTCCTCGAGCGTCGGCTCGAAGGCCTCGACGTCGTTGTGGCGGGCCTGGTTGCGGAACCTCGTGTCCACCCGGCTGACGATCTGCGCGATCTCCGTCGCGCTCTTGCGGTAGCTCTCGGTGGTCAGGTTCTCGGGCGCCCCCGTGGCCTCCTGGTAGTACTGGCGCCACATGGGGATCATCTCGACCAGGCTGAAGAGCCGCACGTCGGCCGGGATGGGATTGATGGTGTCGTGGTCGCGCACGCCGATCCATGGCGACGCGCCCATCTCCACCTCGTCGGGATCGAAGAAGGGATCGCCGACCTTGTAGGTGTAGAGGCCGCGCAGCATGCGCTTGACCAGCTCGTTGAAGTTGTTGGCGTTCGCATTCAACATCGAGGAGATCGGCAGCGCCTTCTCCAGGGCGCCGACACCCATGGGCATGTTGGGATCGGACCGCTGCGCGTAGGTCATGAACTGCAGGGGCAGCCGGCCGCTCGGCCGTGTGTTCGGCTCGAAGCGGATCAGGGTCTTGCGATTGGCGACGGCGACGATCCAGTTCTCGAAGACGTAGGTGTCGCCGTCGATCTCGCAGGGGAAGTCTCCCTGGAACTCGAGGATGTCGACGGTGGCGTCGGGCCGCGTGGCCCGCGGCTCATCGACGCCCAGGGCCCGCCAGAGCGCTTCCTTGTCGCCCTGGCCATCGTTCTCCGACTCCTGGGGCTTCACCTTGTCGAGGTTCTCGTAGACGCGGTAGCCGCCAGGATAGACGCCGCCCAGGCGCTGCAGTTCGGCGAGGGTCATCTTCCGCTTGCGGATGCGGTAGATGTGCTGGGGCTGCTGGGAGGGCTGGGGATGAGGCTCGAGCCAGACGTCGAGGGCATTCTCGATCGCGAGTCGGAAGCCCTGATAGGTCGGCCTCTCGTCGCGCATCTCCTGGAGGCCGGCCAACTCCTTCCGCAGCGACCGATGCATGCCCAGCGCGTCGGCGACCTTCGTCACCAGGCTGCCGTCGCGCTGCACGCGCCGGACGAAGCGACGGTACTCGTCGGCCCAGTAGATCTCGAAGGGGGAGTAGCCGACCAGAGCGTTCTGCATGATGAGCGGCCGCAGCCGCTCGATGAAGTGCATCTGATCCAGGCGGAAGATCAGTTCGGCGCTGATCTGATCAGCGAAGCGCGAGTCGCGCTCGTCTTCCTCGAGGACGTTGAACCAGTTCTCCGTCGGGCAGGCTAGGCGCATCTGCTCGGCCGTGATCAGGTTCGCCGCGTGCCAGCCGTCGGGCATCCGCCGGGCGCTGGTGCCCTCGGGGATGTTGACGCCCTCGCCCCACACCACCTCGTACTCGTTCAGGCTGTCCTTGATGCGGGCGTCCAGCTCGGTGCGAGCGTTGCGGGCAGGCTCGAACAGATGCTCGACGAGCGTGGCCGCCACCAGGTGGCCGAGGCGCTCGTCGTCCTTGAATCGCTTGGGAATGATCACCCGGTTGTCTCTCCCACCCCGTGGCATCAGGAAGAGGCCGGGCCGCCGTGGCGGTGGAACCAGCAACGGGGCGCCAGGACGACCCGACCGTTGGGAACCCTCATGCCACCGAAATCATGAGCCGGATTCGGCCCGTGTGTCAAGGGGCGATGGAGGTCGCAGGCACCCCCGTTCTCCTTGATACGATACGGTTTGCACATCTTGCACGAATAGCACGGTCGCGCCCCTCTGGCTTAGATCATAGATCATAGATCCTATATCATATATGCCTCGCGGCCCCCTCCGGGGGGCCTACCCGAAACGTGGTGTTTGTGATGTCATGAGATTCATCAGAAGAGGGGGAGAAACAGGAAGAGTGTCGACACCCGTGGGCGCACTAGTGCCGACAGCCGTGTCGACACCCGTGTCAACTCACTGGTATCGTTACAGATACTCCACTTGACACAGACAGCACAGAGGGCTACAATAGCACATGGATTCGGAACCAACTCAGACCCGAAGGGAGTCACTCATGCAGTTCAAGACCATGGGCCGCGACGAGGCCATCAAGATCCGCGAGATCATCAGCGGGAACCTGCACAGGCTGGAGGCCGACCTGGCCGCCGCTGGCCTCGACGGCTTCAAGCTGGAGGCCGGGATGATCACCTACGGCGGCGACACCTTCAACCTCAAGATCAAGGGCGGGCGCACCAACCCCGACACGGGCGTGGTCGCCTGCGAGGAGAGCGAGAACTGGCAGATATACCACCACCGCTACGGCCTGCCTGCCGATGCCGTGGGCAAGACCTTCCAGAACTCCTCGGGCCAGACCTTCACGCTCATCGGCTGCCGTCCGCGCAGCCACAAGTACCCCATCCTGTGCCGGCGCGAAGACGGCAGACTCGTGAAGTTCCAGGCCAGCGCCGTCCGGCGCATGATGGTCGCCAGCGGCACCCTGACCGAGGAGGTGTCGGCGTGACGAACGAGACTCGCACCTTCGCCGAACAGGCCAAGGCTCTCACTACCGCAGCCTGCGGCCTGGAGGTGGCCCTTGAGATCGCCAAGCGAGATGTGCATTGCTTTCAGTCCTGGCGGCGGGTCGTTGGCGACACCGTCAGTTCCATAGACGCCTCCATGTCGGCGATCGGCAACCACACCCACGGATCCAGAACCAACGGACTCGCCGTACTCCTGAACCACCGCCTCGGTCGCCTCCGCGTGAGCCTCAACCAGACCTATCACGAAACCGACGGTGCCACCCACTTCACCTGCATGAGTCTGGATGTCACGCGCTTCGCCGTGAACGAACTGCGGAACATCAGCGCGTTGCTCTACAACGTGGTCATCGCCTGGATCGACTACGCCACCGCGCAGATCTACGCCGACCGCGAGGCGGAAGCCTCCCGCAAGGAGGTGTCGGCGTGAAGCAGACCTACTCTGAGATCCGCACGAAGAAGTTCACCCGCGACGATGCCAAGAGCGTCGCCGCCGATCTCGCCAAGAACCACAGACAGTTCATGGCCGACGAGATCGACTACGGCGAGTGGTCGCGACGCCAGTATCAAGCCTGGGACCGCGTCCCCGCCCGCCGGGAGTACTCCGTCATGGTCCTGGAGGAACTGGAGGCCCTCGGCGTGGATGTGGCCTTCTCCTAGTCCCCCAGCCGCCGGCCCGCTTCGACGCGGGCGGGCGCATGGGAGCCTACCCATGAGAATGGAGTCCGCGATGTACTGTACGATCTGCACCGAACCCGACGGCGACCGTCAGCCCGTCGGCTACGAGCGCACCGACTACCGCTCGTGGCCGGCCGGCGAGATGGCCGCGCCTCACATCGAGGTCGAAGAGTGGGCGCTCATCGACGAGGCCGGCAAGCACGTCGGCACCGAGCAGCGCCACCTCTGCCGCGCCTGCGGCCATTGCTGGTGGGAGGTGGACTGGAATGTATGACCTTCCTCCCTTCATCAGGAACGTGACGAACATCCACTCGTTCACCAGCGACGTCGAAGGCGTGGCGGCTCTCGCCTACGAGCGCTGGGTCTTCCTCAAGCGAGAGGTTGACCGGCACTACGATAACCCCGCACCGATCCTCAACGACGACGACGTGGCCCGCATCCTCGGCCAGATGGGCGCGTGGGAAGATGTGATCTCCCTGCTCACCCACTACCGGATCAGCCGTCAGCGGAAACGCGCCGAAGCCGCCCTGAACGAGAAGTTCGGCATCAAGCCGCTGGCATAGGAGGGCCACCATGGATCGCTACCACCCCGACTACGCCGCCCTGGGCCGCGAGGAGCGCGTGCGACGACTGGCCGTCCAGGCCGCCGCCGCTCGCGAGGCGTGGCGCCAGCTTTGCGACAGCATGCCCGTGTGGCCGACCGGCGACGAGCCCCGCCACATCATCCTCAACGAGAGCGACTGCACGCCCTGCCCCCGCTGCGGCGAACCGATCGTCCACGCCTGCGGCAAGTACGGCTGGGGCAACTACACGACGAGGCGGCACGGCCCGGCCCACCGCCGCCTCACGACACTCACCCGGCGCCACGTCTGCGCCACAACCCAAGGAGAAACCCATTGAACAAGGAGGAACTCACCAGGGAAGTCCACGGCCTGCTCGCCAGACTCGACCGGACCCGGATCGGCATCAGGATCCCCGATGACGCCGCCGATTCGGCCATGCTCCGCGTGACCATCCTGCATCTGAAGACCTACGCGGAACTGATGCAGGAAACCGCGACGACCCTGCGGGAACTGCTGTACCTCGTGGACCTCCTCCCCGAGGAGAAGCAGCCCGCCGTTCGCAGCAACGACCCCGAGATCGAGAAGGCCCTCGACCTGACCGTGGACGCCATCGCGGGCGGCGTGGACCTCGACATTCTCACAAGCCTGCTCACCGGGCTGACCGCCGGCACCAAGCCGCTGCCCGGTGGACAGGACGTGCCCGAGGGCAAACTCCCGCAGCCCGAGCCGGCACTGGACATCGTGATGGACAGCGACGGAACGAAGACGCCGGCGGAACCCTCGGCCGAGTAGGCGCGAGGACGGGAGGGCCCCGGCCCCCTGACCCGCCGCCACGACTCCCGGCGGACGTGGTCAGGGGCACGGGACTCAGCCACACGGAAGGAGAGATTCCCATGGCACGACGCATCCGCCAGATCACCACGCTGGTCGAGGCCCTGGAGGCCAACCAGCCGCTGCCCACGGGCATCGTCGCTCGCATCCTGGGCATGCACCCGAACACGGTGCGTGACTGGATCGAGAGCGGCGCCCTGTACGCCCGGCGCGTGCGCGGCAAGTGGCGCGTGCCGCCCGAGGCGCTCGTCCAGGTCATCGACGAGGAGACGCTCACCGACGACGAGGCCGCCGCCGTCGCCGCGTGGCGCGAGCAGTGCCGCCACGACTTCGACGAGGCGGTGAACCGATGAGCCCCCGACAGCGCTACTGGGGCTCCAGGCTCACGCCCGCCGAACGCCTGAGCATGTTCCAGCACCTCGCCACCCAGCTCGTCGGCCGGCGGATCCTCGCCGTCCTGCGCGTGCCCGAATCCCTCGCCCTCCAGACGTTCGGCCGCGATGGCCAGGAGCCGAGCCTGCTGATCATGCTCGACGACGCCCAGATGTACCTGGTCGGCAACGCGCCCGACCCCACGGCGCCCGGCTGGCTGCTGCCCGTCCAGATGGCCCCGCACACACGGCTCGAAGGATACGTCATGCGCCAGGACAAGGAGGCCGACAATGCCTGAAGATGACATGCTGGTCTTCGCCGACGGCGATCCGCGGATCAACAACGCGCTGAAAGCCTCCATCGCGATGATCAACCGCGCCCTGATCCACGTGTCCAACAAGTACGGCAGCCGCCTGCTCTGCTGGCAGTACGCCGAGGACGATCCGGCCGGCCTCTACTTCCTGGCCTTCGACAAGGACGGCGATCCGCTCAAGATCGTCCGCGCCATCGCCGAACGCGGCCACTTCGTCATCGAGGAGATGGAAGGCGCCTCGCTGCCGACCAGCGAGGATGCCGTCGAGGAGTTCGAGCGCCGCCGCCGGGCGGCTGGCGCCATCCTCGCCACACCCGACCCCCGCGACCGGGAGACAGAGCAGTGACGCAGAGCGAGATGCTGAAGCTGATCCACGACGTCATCCGCAAGCACGAGAGTACCTGCGAGATGTGCTGGGGCGGGCGCGAGATCTACTGCCCCACCTGCAACGGCGAGGCGTCGATCCCCTGCCCCGACTGCGGTGGCCGCGGTGGCGGCGATGTCATCGACAGCCCCACGGCCGAGCCGCGCTGGGTGGAGTGCGACCGCTGCCAGTCGCTCGGCTGGATCGATTGCACGAACCCCGCCTGCCAGAACGGACGCGTGCCCTGCACGCGCTGCGCGGCCACAGGCCTCGATCTGAGCGACGACGACCTGGAACGCGTCAACGCGGAACTCGCCGAACAGGGGATCGTCATCAGCCTGGACCGGCGCCGCCGCGACAAGGCCGGCCGCTACATCCTGAGCAACATCACCACCTTCGACCCCGATCAGCCCCTTCCGAAGATCGTCACCTGAACAGGAGGAACCTCATGCCGCTGACCGCCGAACAACTGCAGGCCCGCAAGCGGGGCCTCGGCGGCTCCGATGCCGCCGCCGTCCTCGGACTCTCGCCCTGGGCGAGCCCACTGGACGTCTACCTCGAGAAGGCCGACCCCGAGACGCCGCCCACCGTCGAGACGGAGGCGATGTACTGGGGGAACGTCCTCGAAGACGTCATCACCCGCGAGTTCGCGAAACGCACCGGCCTCAAGGTCCGGCGCTCGAACGTCACCCACCGGCTCGACGGCACGCCGCTCATCGCGCACGTCGACCGGCTCATCGAAGGCGCCGTCGACGGCCACCGGGCGCTGCTGGAAGCCAAGGCCTCCAGCATCTGGAACCGCGACGAGTGGGGCGACGAGGGCACCGACCAGATCCCCAAGTACTACCTGATCCAGGTCCAGCACTACATGGCCGTCCTCGGCTTCCAGCTGGCCTTCGTCGCCGTCCTGCTCGGCGGCAACGACTTCCGCATCTACCGCGTGCCGGCCAACCAGAAGCTCATCGGCGACCTGGTTCACCTGGAGCGCCGCTTCTGGGAACGGCACGTCGAGCGGCGGATCCCGCCGGACCCGCAGAGCCTCGCCGACCTGTACAAGCTCTGGCCGCACGACGACGGCCACACGGTCACCGTCGCCGGCGACTCGCCGGCCTTCCAGGCCGCGCAGCAGCTGGCGGTGCTGAAGGCCATCAAGTCCGGCCTGAAGGAGCCGATGGACAAGGCCGAAGAAACGATCAAGGCCGAGATGGGCTCGGGTGCCACGCTCCTGGGGCCCGGCGGCGAGACGCTGGCCACCTGGAAGAGCTACACGAGCCAGCGCCTAGACTCGAAGCGCCTAAAGGCCGACGAACCCGACCTCGCCAAGAAGTACACCCTCTCGACCGAGGCGCGGCGCTTCACCCTGAAGGTGAAGCCCAAGAAGCCGGCCGACATCATCGTGCAGGGCATGCCGACGGCCCACGACCCGAACAAGGAGGATCAGAACGATGACCAGCAGACCCAGCAGTAAGCAGCAGGAACTGAAGCCGGGAAGCCAGGCGCCCCCCGCGGCGCCGCGCAGCGAGCCGAAGCCGCCCTCGCCCGAGAAGCAGGCGGCGCAGAAGGAGGCGGCCGTCGTCCAGCGCGAGATGCGGCCGGCGCCGGTGAGGACCATGGAGGAGGTGTTCCGCAAGAACATCAAGGTCTTCGAGGCCATGGTCCCGAGCCACATCGATGCGTCCAAGCTGATCCGCACGGCGCTGATCGAGATGCGGCGCAGCCCCAAACTGATGCAGTGCCGGCCGGCGTCGATCCTCGGCGGCGTGATGACCGCCGCGCAGCTGGGCCTCGAACTGGGCAGCCACCTCGGGCAGGCGTGGCTCATCCCCTTCAAGCAGGAGGCGGTCTTCATCGCCGGCTACCGGGGCATGGTGCAACTCGCCTACCGCTCGGGGCAGGTCCGCAACATCCACGCCGACCCGGTCTACGAGGCCGACACCTTCTCCTTCGCCTATGGCACCAACCCCCACCTGACCCACACGCCGAGCGACCTGCCGCCGGGCGAACGCGGCGAGATCACCCACTTCTACGCCGTCGCCTCCCTGGCCAACGGTGGACACGCGTTCCGCGTCATGACCCGCGCCGAGGTCATGCAGGTCCGCGAGCGCTCGCCCGGCGCCCGCAAGCCCGACAGCCCCTGGAACCACCCGGTCGACTGGCTGGACATGGGCCGCAAGACGGTGATCCGCCGTCTGGCGAAGTACCTGCCGCAGTCGGTCGAGTGGCAGAAGGCGGTCGCCCTGGACGAACTGGCCGAGGCGGGCAAGGGCCAGGATCTGGCCAGCGCGATCTCCTGGGATGACCTGGAACTCACCCCCGACGAGCGCGAGGCCCTGGAGCCGGAGGGGCCGGCCGACGAGACGCAGACGGCGGGCGAGGAAGAGGACGGCGCGGCGAACGGGAGCCGCACCGATCAGGTCGCCAGCATGCTCGCCGGACGGGTCGTCGAGGGCGAGGTCGTCGAAGGCGAGGACGACTGATGATCACCACGATCCTCCGCAGCCGCCGCACGGGCCGGCGGTGGCCAACGGCGGGCCGGGTGCTGGCCGCCGCCTGCGTCGGCACCAGCGTGATCTGCCTGGGCCGAGGCCTGGAGACGATTGCGCTCGCTCTCGCGCTCTACGCGGTGGTGGCCCAACTCTCTGCCATGGACTTCGATCGCTGAGATGCAGATGTGTTTGGCAACGACAGGGAAGGAGGCGGCGGCCTGGGAGGGCTTGGCCAGCCACCAGCAGTTGAGGTCCGAATCCCCAGGGGGCACCCCCGTGCAGCAGGGTGCCCCCTTTCTTCTGGGCACACTGCCGGCGCAGCGCCAGGGGTTTAAACCCTAGGCGGGAGGGTTCGACACCCTCTGTGTCCACCGCAATCCGTTGAAGGGAGTCACAGATGGCCAAGAAGCAGGGGCCCTACGGCACCTACCACGCCGTCCACTCGGCGCTCATCGATGACCCGCACTTCCAGCTGCTCGAACCCGACTCGAAGACCCTGTTCTTCACCCTGCGCCTGTGCCACGAGGCGGGCATCGCCGGCCTCTTCCGCTACTACCGGAGCATGATGATGGAACGCTCGGGGCTGACGCGCCAGCGCCACGACGACGCCCTGGACGAACTGCAGCAGAGCCCGACGCTGGATCGCCAGCGGCCCTGGGTCTACTACGACGAGGAGACGAGCGTCATCTGGATCCGCAACGCGGTCGAGGCCAACCCGACCCTGAACATCGCCAGCAACTGGGAGCAGCGCGAGGGCGTCTTCAACCAGCTGCGGGCCGTGCCGAAGACGCCGCTGATGCTGCTGTTCGCCGACTACTACCAGCTCACCCTCCCCGAGGATCTCGTCGGCCGGCTGGCCGAGTACGACGACGAGTCCAAGAGCCGCTGGACGATCGTCCGGCCCCACCGGACCATCGTCGAGCGCCAGATCGCCGACGCGGCGGCCGTCGCCCCCGAACTTCACCTGGAAGCCCCGCCCGCCACAGGCTCGGCACGGGCCGCCACGATGAAGCGGCGCGACGCCGAGCGCCTCGCGATCTGGCAGCGCTGGCGGCGGCGCATCATCCAGCAGTCGGCCGACCAGGATCTGGCAACCTACTACCTCGACCACCTCGAGATGACGGTCGACGAACACTACGCCATCACGGGCGGCACCTTCACGCCGACACGCAAGGCGGCCGTCGCCCGCAGCCTGAACGAGGCCAGCGCGGAGGCCGTCCTCGGCGCCGCCGAACTGTTCATCGACAAGTCGCCGCAGCGCAGCGATGAGCGCTGGTTCCGCGCCGTCGCGAAGAGTCGCGACCGGATGTCCGGCGACGAGCAGAAGAAGGAGATGCAGGATCACCGCCGCCGCCACGAGGGCCGCGGCTTCTTCAGCCAGACCATGGAGGATCTGGCCAGTGGATCGGAGGCAATCTCATGACCACCACACGTTCGAGCTTCAGCCGTGGGGCCTCGGGACAGCGCCAGCCGCACCCCAAGCCCACGCTGATGGTGCGCGTCGGACGCGGCCGCGACAGCGAGCAGTTCTGGGCCTACTGCCCGATCTGCCTCGCCCGGCCCGCCGGCTGGTACAAGGACGGCAGCCCCCGCTACCGCGGCGGCCTGGTGCCCGTGCGCCTGAAGCCGCTGCCCGATGATCCGAAGCGCGACCGCCAGGGGCACCCGCTGCTCAACTACGCCGACGCCCAGGCGCCCTGCACCTGCTGGCTCGGCCAGCGCCGCCGAGAGGCCATGGAGAAGGCCCTGCGGACGAGCAGCGCCCGCGCCTGGGCGGGAAAGATCCTCGACTACGATCGCTTCCCGACCGACCGCCGCTGGCCGCCCGGCGATGCCGATGACGTGGAGATCGCCGATCGCCGGGCACCCGACGCGCCGCCACCCCAGGAGGATCCCGATGATCACATCAGTCCGTAGCGCCCGACGCGCCGTCCGCTGGTGGTTCAAGCACTACCTCGGCGGCGACTCGTGCTGGCAGGGCAAGACTTCCAACACCGCCATGTGGTTCGACGAGGAGCCGCCACCCCTTAGCACACTGGAGCCGAACGAACACGGAGTGCTGACGATGTCGCGGTTCCGCGTGGATGAGAAGTCCAACATCCAGAGAAGGAGGCGGCGATGCTCCTTGACGTGGTGAAACACCATGCCCACAAACTGGCCGTCGGCCGCGCCAGGAGCGACCCGATGCTCCGGCTCTACTGGCTGCGCGGGGTGAGCGCCCAGTTCTCCGGCCACTCGGTCCACAACATGCCGACGCGGATGAAGTTCTGTCGCGAGAACCCCTGGCGCCTGCCACGCCGCCGGCTGACGTCGAGCCAGCGGGCGGCCTTGCTGAATCTCGCACAGGACCGGATCGATCACCTGTGGCCGGGACAGCTGGCCGACTCGCTCGCCAGCAAGCAACTCGTCGACGACGAAGGGCGCCTGACGCCCACCGGCCGGGCCCTGGGCGCGGCGCTCGCGGGCCCCGCGCCCATGCTGAGTCTCAGGGCCCAGCATCGCGCCCGCCGACAACGCGATCAGAAGGCCTACTGGCTGCTCGGCTACCGCTGGGCGACACGCCACGGAAGCGAAAGGAAGACACGATGACGAAGAAAGACAAGACACACAAGAACGTGATCCTGTTCATCCGCTCCATGATCGACAAGTACGAGGGCGTCTACAGCTGCGACGATCGCGATCCCGGTCGCGCCACGCTGTTCGGCATCAGCCAGCGCTACCACCCCGACCTGAAGCTCTGGCCGATCCTGGCCGACTTCCTCAACGCGGAATGCGCCTCGCCCCTCGAGGCCGAGGAGGTGAACGAGGCGCTCGCGCAGCACGAGCCGATCAGGAAAGCCCTGAAGGAGATGGCGGTCGACTACTACTACCGTCACTTCTGGCGGGACGGCGTGGCCGGCCACTTCTTCCTGCCCAAGGTCGGATACTACCTGCTGGACTGGGCCGTGAACGCCGGGCCGGACGACGCCATCCGCGGCCTCCAGCTCGCGATCAACGACGTGATCAAGGTGTACGGTCTTGAAGAAGTGTCCCTCACCGCCGACGGCATCCTGGGGCCGAAGACAAGACGTGCGTATCTGCGCCACTTCAACGCGCCGGGCAGCGACCCGCTCGACCAAGTCTCGCCGGCACACGACCAGCTGCTGATGCTGCTGCTGAAGACGCACCGCGCCATCTACTACCTGGGCCGCATCCAGGAAAGGCCGGCTCTCGGCGTCTTCCTGCCCGGCTGGCTGCGACGGACCTTCGAGATGCCCGAGAGTTGCTACCCCGTGCAGTTCCGGTTCGAGAGGGAGATGGCGGCTGTCCTCGGGATCGATCCGCCGAACGATGAGGAGGCCTGAGATGATCACGCCCCCGCGCTTCGCTGCCATCACCCTGTGCGTGGCGGCCCTGCTGGGCCTCGCGCTGGCCGGCCAGCACTGCGCCACGCCGCCCGTGCGGCCCCAGGCCGACACGTTCATCGTCCTGCACCAGCGCGTGCCCCTGGCCGACGCCGCGCCGCTATGGCAGTACGACTACCTCGTCGTCGGCCACCGCAGCGAGCTGGACAGCTTGCCCGCCGATCTCCACGATCGCGTGCTGCTGCAGTTCAATCCGTGGGCGCATTGCCGCTACCACGACCCCGAAAACTGGCAGCCGGGGCCCGGCGATGTCGACCCGTTGCTCGGCGACCAGGTCATCGGCGGCCGGCACCTGTACCGGATCGACGCCCGCCATCGCCAGCAGTTCGCCCGCTGGGTCAGCGACGCGCTTCAGCAGTACGATGTGCGCGGCGTGTTCCTCGACGACTTCGCCGCCGACCGCTTCTGGTGGGTGGCGCCCGGCGACAGCGCGGCGCAGGCCGCCGCCGAGGCCTGCTGGCCCGGCTATCCCGATGACAACAGTTCCCTGCTGGAGTTCATGTCGCGCCTTGAAGTCGAGGCCAACGATCTGGTGGACGAGTACGTCGGCGGCGAGGGGCTGGTCGTCCTCAACGGCCCCCTGCGGACGGACGATCGCTCCGTCGCCTGCCGGGAGCAGGCCGGATGCTACCGCCAGGGGTCCGGCTGCAAGACGACCTGGGAGGCGCTGACCGACTCCACCAATGTCCGCTACGCGAGGCGCGGCGACTGGATCCTGATGAACTGCCTCAACTACGCCGGCCACGCGGACGGCCTCGCTCAGGATCTCGTGCGCTACGGCCTGGACCTCGCCAGCGATCAGGGCCTTGCCGCGTCGGTCACCTACTGGCAGAAGCCGATCGTCGGCGGCAGCATCTACCAGCTGCCACCCGAACCGTGGGCCGATCCCCGCGATTGGCCCTGGAAGGAGAAGTGAGATGGGGAAGCGGGATGTGATGCATATGGTCCGCAAGCGGATCTACAATCTACAAGGTGCGCTGCCGCTGGCCAATGGCGGGGAGGAAGTCATCAGCGCTCTGGAAGCTCTGGCCGCCGCGATCGAGACGATCTTCAGCGGCTACTACCGCGACCGGCACATCCGCCACAACGCGGCGGTGATACTGGCGGGGATGGCGGCGCAGGATGGCTTGGCAGTTGAGAGCGTAGAGCGCGGATTGTCAGTCAAAGCGGCATTGGCTCACGCCATCGACATCGAGGACGCGGAGATCCCCCAGCGAAGCGAAGCGCACGCACACGCGGAAGGAGGTGATGCCACATGAAGAAGCGACTGGTGGACGCCCTCGTGATCGTCGGGGCCGTCTGCACCGTGGCCACGTTCAGCTACCCGATCTGGTTCGAGTTGCTCGACCTGTTCTGGTGGCTGAAGGACTGACGCTTCATGTGAGCGGGGCGCGGCCGTCGCGCCCCGCCATGGAAGGAGGGCAGCATGAATGAGATGAAAACTCCGCTGATTGATCTGCTGCGCGGCATCCCGGCAAACGCTCGCCTTGAGTGGGAAGATAGTCCCACCAGTTGGCATCAGGCGCCCGTGGGCCGCTACTGCAAGGAAGCTGCCGCCGAACTCTCCCGCCTGCGGGCGGAGAATGAGCGGCTGAAAAGCCGCCTCGAGATGTGCGCCGACACGATTCAATCTTTAGCCGCGGTCGCGCGTGCAAAGGGAGTCATCTGCAATGAGCGCTATAAGCAAGCGCAGATAACCGCACGGGCTGCCAGGACAGTCTCGATTCTCGGAGAAATCCCCCTCACCCCGCCCGCTGCGGAGGGGGAGTCCAAATGACCCGCCCCGCGCTGCTCGCCCTGCTCCTGCTCGCCTGTGCGCCGCGCCCGGCAATCGAGCCGGAGCCGCCGGCCGCCGCGCCGCTGGACGTTGACCGCATCTTCGTCCTGGGCGAGTGGCGGCGGGAGCAGATGATCCGCGAGGCTGTGCCGCTCGCTCGCGAGGAAGGCGGCACGCTGATCCTCTGGCTCAAGCCGGAAGCCTACTGCTGGCCTGACTGGCCGGGCGAGTGGCCCTCGCCGGATGGGCCGGGGAGAGTAGGCATCCTGGTGAGCGCAACGGACAGCTCGCACATCGCCGGGCCGTTCATGCTCATCGAGCGTGGGCGGCTCATGCCCTACTATCGGCCGCTGTACTGGCCCAGATCGGGCCAGTGAACACCCGCTACGCGGCTGTTTGGTGGCCGCAGACGATTCAGGAGGAGCCATGAGTCTCACACGCGACCACCGGTTGGCGATCAGCGCGGAGTGGAAAGAGGCCGCTTTTCACAAAGCTCCTCACAAACTCCCAAAAGAGTTTTCCCATTTTAGAGAACGGGCCAAGCAGCAGCAATCGCTTGCCAGAGTCGCCCGCCATATCCCAGCCCTCCTCGACGCGCTGGAGGAGGCGGAGAAGATGGCGAGATACGGCGCTGTGTGGCTCAAGGAAATGTCATCGGCTGACGGAAGCGGACACGCCGACCTGGGTAGGCGCATTGACGAAATGTTAGCTGATATCCGCGAGCAGTTCCCGGCCGACGGGCGCGAACGGAACGAGGAGCCGGCGTGACCTTCGGCAGCCTCTTCGCCGGGATCGGAGGAATGGATCTCGGACTGGAGCGGGCAGGGATGCGGTGCCGCTGGCAAGTCGAGAACGACGACTACTGCCAGCGAGTCCTCGCCCGCCACTGGCCGGACGTCCCCCGCTACGGAGACATCCACGACTGCGGCAGGCACAACCTCGAAGCCGTTGACCTCATCTGCGGGGGGTTCCCCTGCCAGGACATCAGCGTGGCCGGGAAAGGAGAGGGACTCGATGGAGAACGATCCGGTCTATGGTGGGAGTTTGCTCGAATCATTGGCGAGCTACGACCCCGCTACGTCCTCGTGGAGAACGTCCCAGCTCTCACTCGCCGGGGACTTGACCGAGTTCTCGGGGCCCTGGCCCAGGGCGGGTACGATGCGTCGTGGGATCATATACCGGCGGCAGCCGTTGGCGCCCCTCACCGCCGCGACCGGATCTTCCTTGTGGCCGACGCCGAAGGGCAGCCCGATCGGGCCGGACTACGCGAGGGCGAACCGCGACGGCAGCGGGGGCGACGATCTGGCGACGGCGGTGGCAAGGTTCCCAACGCCCAATGCCCGCGACTGGAGAAGCGGGAAGGGCCGCCAGGACAACGGGCACTCGCCGCAATTGCCGGAAACGATTGGTGGGCAGTTGAACCCGACGTGGGTCGAGTGGCTCATGGGGTTCCCGCTCGGGTGGACCGACTGCGAGGACTAGGCAACGCCGTCGTCCCTCAGGTCGCAGAGTTCATCGGACGGCTGATCGTGGAAGCAGACAGGAGGATGCTGTGACGTTGGAGATCGTACACTACCGCAAGCATGTGATCGTCCGGCGGCGCTTCGACCGCAACGACCGCGCCGTCCTGGCCATCGTGCCGGCGCCGACGAAGGCCGCGGGCAACCGGATCATGGCCACGGTCACCGAGGCCATCTCGGCAGCCCTGGACCGACACGATCCGCCCAGGGCGACGGCGGCCACCGGCTTCTTGTTCGACGACAACGAGATGGCCAACTTGACGATCTGAGCCTCCCGCTTCTACACTTCAGGCAGCCGCGGAGGACGCCATGATCGTCAAGCGCAACGGCAACTACTACCTCTACAGCCGCACCGTCGATCCCAAGCTGGGCCGGCGCCGCCGCCTCGGCGGCCCCTACCGCACACGCGCCGCCGCCGTGCGCCGCGAGCGCCAGGTGCAGTACTTCAAGCACAAGGGCCGCTGATGGCCAGAGCAAAGCGCCGGGAGCGGAAGAAGGCCGTGCGGGCCGACACCGCCGAGGCCCGCCAGCGGGCGGCCTCCGTCTACCTCGAGACGATCAGCGAGAAGCGGCCGGCCGGCAACTACGCGGCGGCGGCTCGCGTACTGGGCATCACGGCGGCCACCCTGAAGCGCTGGAGCAAACTGGACTGGTTCAAGCTCCAGGTCAAAGAACTGCAGAAGCAGGTGCGCGAAGCCGAGGCCCAGGATGTCGCCGAAGGCGGCGACGACGACGCGATCAACAGGATCCGTCGCACCATCCGGCTCCTCGCGCTCCGCGCCCAGACGGGTGCGGAGAACATCGCGGTCGCCGACATACCCCAGGCCATCAACAACCTGGCCACCAGCCTGAACAAGCTGGCCGGCGATCCCGAAACCTACGTCGAGCGGCTGGCCATGCTGCCCCGCGAGGTGCTGCTGCGCGAACTCGAACTGGCCGACCTCGAACTGGAGGAAGCCAGCACCTTCGGCGACGCGCAGAAGGCTCGCCTGCGCCACACCGAGGCGCTGGAGGGGATCGATCTGGAGGCCCTCGAGGAAGAGGCGAATGAGTACCGGGATTAGCAGACCGATCGGCGACCTACGCCTGCGGCCGGTGAAGGGCTACCCCCAGTGGACGCTGCCCCGCGAGCCGCTTCTCCGCGCCGTCGTCCTGCGCTACGCGATCGCGCACGCGACGCGCCGCCGGCAACTCGAGTTGTACAAGCCCCATCCGAAGCAGCTGGAGGCCCACGCCCTGGGCCGCATTATGCGGGCGGTCGGCGTCTTCGGCGGCAACCGCACCGGGAAGTCCGTGCTGGCCGGCAGCGAGGTGTCCTACCATCTGACCGGCCGCTATCCCTACTGGTGGCCGGGGCGCCGCTACACCAGCCCCGTCACCTGGTGGGTGGCCAGCGAGTCGGCCCAGGTGACCCGCGACGGCGCCCAGCGGCTCCTGCTTGGGCCCTGGGACGAGATGGGCACGGGCCTGGTGCCCGCCGACTGCATCGGCGAAAAGATCGTCCACTCGGGCAGCGTGAAGCACTACCTGGACACGGTGAAGGTGAAGCATGTGTCGGGGAAGTTCTCAACCCTGAGCTTCCGCAGCTACGACCAGGGCCGCAAGAAGTTCCAGTCGGCGAGCATCGACGGCGCGTGGCTGGACGAGGAGCCGCCGAAGGAGATCTTCAACGAGTGTCTGATGCGCGTCTACGACCGCGGCGGCTACCTCCTGCTGGCCTTCACCCCGCTGTCCGGCATGACCGAGGTCTGCCTGATGTTCCTCGGCCGGCAGAAGCCGAAGAGCTTCGGCTCTGTCACGATGAGTTGGGCCGACAACATCCACCTGCCGGACTCCATGCGCCTGGAGATGATCGATGCGATGCTGCCCTACGAGCGGGAGGCCCGCGAGAAGGGGATCCCGGTCATGGGCAAGGGCCGCGTCTACACGACGCCCGAGAGCGTGCTGCGCGTCCAGCCCTTCAACATCCCCAGCCACTGGCCCCGCGGCCGCACGCTCGACTTCGGCTGGGACCACCCGACGGCCGCCCTGCTCGGAGCGAAGGATCCGAACACGAGCGTCGTCTACATCTACTGGACCTACAAGCTGACCGAGCAGCTGCCCGACGTCCACGCCCGCGCCATCCTGGCGGCCGACGACTTCGGCGACCGGATCCCCACCTGGGCCGACCCCTCGGGCTTGGCCACGAACGTCGAAGACGGCCGGAAGCTCTTCCAGATCTACGCCGACGAGGGCCTGCACTGCATGCCGGCGAACAACGAGGTCTACGCGGGCCTCGTCCGCACCCACCAGATGATGGCCCGCGGCCAGCTGAAGGTCTTCGCGACGTGCGAGGACTGGTTCGACGAGTACCGCCTCTACCACCGCGACGAGAAGGGGCCGGTGAAGATCAATGACGACCTGATGGACGACACCCGGTATCTGACCGCGCACCTCGGCGAGTTCACGGTGCCGCTTGACCTGGGCGGCGGCAGCCCGCACAGTCCCTTCAGCGGCGGGAAGAAGAAGCCGACGGGGCGCGTGGACGACGGCATGGGCGGCTGGGGGTGATCTGATGACGCGACGGTGGACGGACGAGGAAGTGCTGCGCGGCGCCAGCCGGATCACGCTCCGCTGCGAGCGGCGGATGCTCCGCAAGATTCTGCAGATCATCACGCGCTATCGCCAGGACCAGCACCTGCCCGATCACGAATCCTGTTCGCTCGTCGTCGAGGACGCGTCGACAGGCGACCAGGTCGAACTGCGCGACGACGAACTGCAGAGCCGACTGCTCGCCGTCGACGTGCGCCTCGCGCACCTGGGGCACACGGGAAAACCCCCGCCGGCCTGATGTCGGCGGGGGCCTGATGCTCTCTCACCTTCTCCTGCGACAGCCCTCAGAAGATCTTGCCGAGAAGACCCCGCACGCGCTCGATCACCGTGTTGGGGATCTCCTTCACGTCCACGGCCAGACCGATCAGCTCCTGCAGCGCCGACTTCTCCTCGGGCGCCACAGGCGGGCTGCTTGGGATTCCTCCCATGTGCGCGAGCCGCTGGATCTCCAGTTCCTGCTCGCGCAGCCGGACCAGATGCTTCTTCTCGGCCACGTTGCCCACCGTGTAGCTGACCAGGATGCCGAGGCCCGCGAGGACGTCGACGATCAGCGTGACCAGGGACTCGGCCTGGGCAGCATCGATGTGGCCGAGGTTCACCAGGGCCAGGCCGACGGCCATCAAGATGTGGAACCACAGCTTGCGGCTGCGCCATCCGTCTCCTTGCATCTCATCACCTCTCTCTTGGTTGTCCCGCCCCGTTCCGAAGAATGGTGCGGAGGTCTTTCTTGACATCGCCGAGATCGGACTTCACATCCTCCAGCTGCTGGGACAGTCGGCCCAGCACCTCGGCGCAGGTTACCTCGTACTTGTGGAAATCCGTCGCCAGCAACGAGTGATCGGCCACGGCTACCTTGGAGGCGGCGATGGCCCTGATCGCGTCGCACTCCTTCCGCATGTCTTTCATATCCGCCTTCCCAGCCATTCGCGCCCTGACGGTGATCAGGGCCGTGACGAGCGCCACAAGAGCAGAAACGGCGCCCGCCACAGCCGCGATTGCCGTCGTCAATGTGCCCGACCTCCTACGGCTTGAAGTAGAAACCCTCGATGAGAAGCGTGCCGTTGCGATTGGTCGCACAGTTTCTGTTGGCGTCCAGCGGCAGCAGCATGTCCCAAGTTATGTCGGCGAAGCCCGGTGTGCCGCCGCTCACCTTGTAGTTGTAGTAGGCCGTCGCGCTCACGGGGGCGAGTTGTGGGGCGGCAAGGGTAAAGCCGGCAGCGTTCATGCAGGCGGCCATTGCCGTCGTTGTTCCGGGTGGCACCTGGGCGGCTAGGTCGGTGACGTCCCAGCCGCCGCCGGGGAGAATGTTCTGGAAGTGCCCCTGGACCCCCACGGTCGTAGGCCAGAAGCGATAGATGCCGGACTTGTGGTTGTAGGCGAAGGGGATGATCTCGTGGAGTGCGGTCGTGTCGTCAGTGAAGACCCACCCCAGCAAGCGGTGGCGCGTGAACCCCGAGGGCATCATCGGCGCGGAGAACGACTCCGAGAAACGAAGGATCGACTCTTCCGACTCTGGATTGTAGCCCAGGTGAACGCCGTACCACGTCAGATCATTGGGCACGCCGCCCACATCCACAAGCGAATTGATGCTCCCGGTGATGTTCACATCCCTGACGACCGTCTTGTGATCGTCCATCACCACGGCCGGAGCGATCACCCGGATCAGGTAGGCATCCTCCCAGATGAGTTGCAGCCCCTGGACGCCGCCATACTTCGGATGCTCGGCGTCGACATTGTGGTCGTCGTACTCACTGCGATGCTGCGTGACCAGTTCGATGAGCGCCACCAGACCGGCCGGCGCCATGAGCAGGTAGTCGTGGAGTAGCGCGTTCGACTGGCCGCAGATGCCCTGGATCTCGGTCACCATGCTGGCCGGAATCCAGGCGGCGGGCAGCGGGTCGATCGTTCGCGTGTAGACTCCTGGCCAGGGCATCATCTACTCCTGGAGGAAGGCGCCGACGAGGTAGATGTACGAGTTGTTCGCCGTCGCCCGCTGAAGTTGCACGCTCTGGGTGCCATCGAGGAAGAGGTAGCGCTCGAACTCCAAGTCGCAGGCGGCATTGTTGTGATCCACGATGGCGGTGTAGGTTCCGACCGGAGAGGTGGAACCGATGGGGCGAGCGTAGATCGCATCTCCAGCCGCGCCCGAAACCAGCGCGTTGACCAGGATGGCCCGGCAGTCAGGGGGGATGTTAATGGCCGCGCCGAGGTTCACATTACCCCAGGCGCCGGCACCGGAAACGATGCTGTAGCGGAAGACCGCATTCGGTGCGATGGCGTTGGTGTGGAGGCGAAACAGGCCACTGGTCGGACAGTGATCGAACGGGTCGATCTGGTTGCGATCGTTGACGAAGAAGTAGCCGACCAGCGCCCAGTGATTGTAGGTGCCGGGCAGGGTGGGGCCGCCGGCGCTAGGGCCTGTCGGGCTGCCGATGGCCGACCAGGTGTCGTTGGTGTCGTCGTAGATGATGTAGGCGCAGTGCCAGCCGGCCAGCAGGGGGGCAACGTAGTCGAGGCCGCCGGCGGCAGCGAACACGGTGATGTCGATGGTCAGCTTGGAGCCGGGCAAGGCAGCAACGATGTCGGCGGTCAGCACATGCTCGCCGTCGCTGGTACTCTTGGCGCCGGCCACGAAGATGTCGAACTGCGTGTTCGGCGCCGCGCCCATCCGGCACTGGACCTGCCAGTCGATGCCCCACTTGGAGTGGAGTGCGGTGTCGGCCTCGTGCGCGGTGAACAGCGCGTGGTTGGCGTTGACCGTGTTCTCGAGGTTCACGCCGCCCTGGCGCAGCGCGTTGAGCTGGCTGACCAGCTGGTCGATCTCGGCGTCGGTCAGCGGCTGCGCGAGTTGCCAGTCGTCGGGCAGTTCACGCCGCAGGCGGCGGATCAGATCGACGGCCTTGAAGCTCATGGGCTACCTCCTGGGGCGCCGGCTCGGCCGGCGGCTGCGACTGCGCGGCGGCGGCGCCTGGTCTGCTTCCCTCTCCGCTTCCCGCTCCTCGAGCATACTACGCCCGCGACCGAACCACCAGTAGTACGGCTTGCCGATGATGGGGACCATTTGAACCGAGTGCAGCTTGTCGATCTCGATCGGCTCGCCCTTCTTCCACTGGCGCTCGATGTACAGATAGTCCTTGTGCCACTTGCTGCCCAGGCTGAAGTGCGGGGGCATGACCAGTTTCGCGCCCGCCTCCAGGGGGCCGTAGCGTCGGATCTGCCAGGCGAAGAACCGGCTGACGCCGACCAGTCGCGCAAGCTGGTCCTGCATCAGTTCGGTGAAGTGAATCGGTCGGCCCATGATCAGATCCTTGATGACGTCGGCCGTCGCGTTCATCAGCGTGAAGGCGATCGTCAGGCGGATGAGATTCTGGAATCCCTCGATACGGTCAGCGCGACTCTCCGAGCCCATCAGGTCAAAGCACTCGCGGCGGAAGGCGTCGAACTGCTTCAGGGTGAAGGTCTGAAGCATGTACGAGATCCGACCGTTCGGGTGGTTCTGGTAGTACTCGGGCATCTCGCTCTCGGCCAGCGGCTGCCAGTCGAGTAGCTTGTTGGCCAGGAAGTACTTGATGTCGGGCGTCACCTTGCCGCTGGCCAGTTGCGGGATGAGCCGCTGCCAGTCCTCACCGAAGTAGCGGGCGAGATCGCGCTGGAGCCGCCGGCTGGCGCGGCCGCGCCGGGCCTCGCGCTGGTAACGCGCCAGGGTGGAATTGATCAACGACTCCTTGCCCAGCACGTCAATGTGCTTCAGGAAGATGGTTGTGAACAGCGCGTCGAGCGCCCAGCCAGCCTTGTCCGGCCGCTCGAACTCCGCACTGATCCTCTCCAGCCCCAGATCTTTGCGGCTGATGTCTAGCTTGCGACCGACGGTCTTCCCGACCGCCTTTGACGTCTCGTAGAACCCGGATTCGTAGAGGCTCCAGGCCAGATCGCCGAACTGGGTGATCCCGCTGGTATGGCTGCCCATCGTGGCCATGTAGCCGAGCGTTTTCAGCCAGCGGACCGCGTTGGAACTCGGCTCGTGGCGCAGCAGCGCAGCACAGATGTCCTTCACCTCGCGCTGCTGGGCGGCCATGATCTTGCCCTCATCCATGAGCTGGCGCACGAAGTGGCCGATCGACTCCTCGCTGTTGGCGCCCTTGCCGAAGAACTTGTTGCGGGCGATGGCCCTCTCCATCTCCTCGATGTGTCGGATCAGCGCCGTCTCGGGGTCGTAGTAGAACTTGCGGATCGATTCGGTGACACGGGGAATCGTCCGACGCTTCGCGGCCCGCGGTCGGCCCGTACCCGGCGGCACCCGGCCGGCAAGGAAGTTGTTGACGATCTGGTTGCGCTCCTCGTCGGTGATGTCGCGGTCCTTCGTCTCCAGCAGCCGCGCCCGCTTCTTGTTGATTAGCTTCTGGAGTTGGCCGTAGGCCGTTGGATCGGCATCGTAGAGGAACGTCATGAGTCCCTCGTAGTCCTTCACGCGCCTCGGATAGTAGTAGGAGACGGTCCCTTCCATCTTGCCGCCGCTCTCGATGTAGCGCTGCCGGATGTTTTCCAGGACCGCCTCATTATCCTTGAGAGCGGAAAGCCCCTCTTCGCCGACGATCTCGTAGGCGGTATTCGGGTCCGCGTTCTGAAGCGCTTCGTGCAACAGCTCGTAGTCTTCGGCCGACCGCTTCCGCACGCGCTTCAGCGTCTCAAGCCAGGGCAGCACCTTGGCCGTCGTCTCCAGGGTCTCGAGGCGATAGCCGATAGTGTAACCGCGCACGGCCCGCTCGACGGCGGGGTCTACCCGCCGCGCACGACTGGAGAGGGGGACCAAGAGCTTGCGACCTAGGCTGGCCATGCGATTCTTCTTGGACGCCCTTTTGGCCCGCTTGACCGCCTCCCGCGCCTCGCGGCTGGCGTGGTCGATCTCGGCATCCTGCGGCTGGCGGCGGCGCACCTGGAACTTGGAGAAGCCGGCGTCCATTGCGCTCCGCTTCAGGTCGGGCGTGACGTCCAGGGCGTGATACTTCTCGCCGACCTTCATGCCCCCAATCCCCTTTTCCAGTTCGGCATCGGCGACGATTACGACTTCGTCGCTTCCGAGCCTCTCGGAGGCGTCTTCTGCGCCAGTGAACCAGAGATCCAGCTCCTCCCGGTCGGTGATGTTGTCCTTGTGCAGTTCCCACTTGTCCTTGAGCCCCGGCCCGCGCCGTGTCCGGTGCCAGATGCTCATCCGGTACTCCTCGGCGGCGGCATCCAGGGCCCCGGCTGCCGACGGGTAATCGTCGTAGTAGAGTCCTTGGCGATAGATGTCTGCCAGCCTGTCTTCCAGGCTGCGGTGGCCTCCCAGTTCCGTCTCGCCCGGCTTGGCGCCGAAGCGCTTGCCCAGCTTGCTCATCACGTTCCGCAGATTCACATCGTAGAGTTTCTTGGGCCACCCGGCCTCGAAGTGCGTGCCCTCGGGCGGGTTCCAACTCAGCGGGAAGTCCAGGCCGGCGGCCTCATGCTCGGCCGCTTGCTCGACGATCTGCTTGGCCAGCGAGGCGCCGATCTGGCCGCGCAGCTGGGCCTCGGTCGCGTAGCCGTTGCTCTCCCAGACGGGCTCGCCGTAGTCGCGCTCGCTGTTGTTCCACAGTTCGACGGCGTACTTCTTCTCGCCTTTCGACGTGACCGCGGTGCTGACGACCTGGACCTCGTCGACGAGGCCGGCCAGCGCCTCGCTGTAGCGGCGCACCTGCTGCTCGCCGGTCGTCCAGGCGACCTTGTCGTAGCCGCCCTCGGCGGCCATCCGCAGGATCCGCTTGGCGACCAGTTCGATCCACTTGCTGCTGGACGCCCAGGGGACGGGCTCGGCAGAATCCGCCCGGAGGATGGTGTTGAGATGTAGGGCGATCTCCCCGCGAGCCCCCCCCGACGCCAGCTCCTTGAAGGCGGCCTTCACCTTGTCGTCCGACCAGACCTGAGTCCGCAGGCTCTTCCACTCGCCCCCGCCCTTGGGGTCGGGGTTGAACTCGATGTGCTTGAGCCTGGGTCCCTCCGTGGCCCGGTGAATGCGGAACATATCCTCGGTCAGGCGCTCGGGCAGGATGCCGTACTTGGCCTGCCGCAGTTCCGTCGACCAGTCGCTCTGGATCTCGTCGACCAGCAGCACCTTCTTGCCGTCAGGGTCCGCGAAGTCCTTCACGCGGACATGGGCAACGGGGTTCTCTTCGCCCGGCTGCGACCAGTGGCTCGAGCGGAAAGCCCGCCCTTCCCACTTGGGCAGCATGATCAGGATCTCGCGGTAGTTCTCGCCGGTCTCCGGGCCGCCCGTGCTGTAGCGGCCGTAGCTGGTGGGGGTGTACTCCTCGCGGTTGATTTCCCCGCTCCACAGGAACTGCTTCGCCTCTTCCATCGTCTTGAAGCCGGGCGAGAGGCCGCCGATATAGCCGCCGATGTAGTCGGCCGTGAAGCGGCGATTCGGATCCGAGAAGGATGCCCCGTGGTCCGTGATCTGGTACTCGACCGCGTGGTATCGACCGTCTCCACCCCTGTACTCGAAGCGTGTCGAGATGTCGGTGATCGCTCTGATCTCTTTCTCGATCAGCGATTCGAGGTAGAGGCGGTTCACTTGCTCAGGCGTCACGCTCAGGCGGGACGGGTCCATGTTGAAGGCCCCGCCCGTCACCCTCATCTGCTGGATGGCTTTTTCCTTCGCATCCTTCATCAGCTTCTTTCTGTTCTCGTCCGACTCACGAGAGGCCTTGAGTCTCTCCCAGGTGGCCTCCTCACGATCGGCCAGTTCGTGAGGCAGGAAGATGTGGACCTTGGCGCCACGGTGCGGCATGTCCAGCGTGACCCAGCGGTGGCCAGGAATCTCATCGGTCGGCGTATCGCCTGGGACTCCCTCGCTCCTGGCCAGATCACGCAGCGTGCGGTGCGGGGCGATTGGCTGTCTCTTCACATGCTGCGTTTCGCCCCGCCGCCACTCGTCCAGTGCCAGCTGCTCGTTGCGCCGCGCCAGTTCGTCCAGCACCTGGGCCCGCGTCAGCTTCTCGTTCGCCCGCTCCTCGAACCAGGTGTCCATGCCCGTCCACAGCAGTTCGTCCTTGACGCCGCTGTGCTGCAGGAGCCGCTTCTGGAGGGCCGCGCCGATCTCCGTCTTGCCCATGGGCAGGCCGGTCAGGGCCCGGCGGGTCGGGCTGTAGAAGCCCAGCTCGTCGATGTCATCGTAGCGGCGGCCCTGCTTCGGCCGTACCTGGAAGGAGCGCTTGCGCGGGCCGCTCGTCGCATAGGCCGCGCTCGTCGGGTCCATCTTCCTGAGCCGGCGCTGCACGCGCTCGGGGATCGGGCCGCTGGGATCCGCGCCGCGATCGGCCACGTCGATCAGCGCCCCGCCCTTGGCCGAGCAGGTGGAGCAGCGGCCCGTGACACAGCACTGCTGGCCGAACAGGCCCTCGTACTCCTTGCCCATCCGCATGTAGCGATTCAGGTAGCCGAGCTTTTTCAGCTGGCGCTCCAGGCGCGGGGTCATCACGCCGATGTCCCAGAGCCGCTCGTAGGACAGGCCCACCTCTCCGTGGCCGATCGGGTAGCGCGGCAGCCGCTTCAGCCGGCGGGCCTCGGCCTGCAGTTCCCTGCGCTCGGCGCCCTCGGCCGCCTGGGCCCGGCGCAGCAGATCCTTGACCCGCTCGTGCAGTTCGGGATCGGCCAGCTTGTAGACCCGGTTGCGCTCGGCGATCCGCAGCGCCATGTCCATGGCCTCTTCCATGGGCACCTGGTGCCGCTCGGCGATCCGCCGGGCCATCGGCTCGATGGACTTGGCGGTCGTGCCAGCGAAGCCCGGCGTGTCGATGTGGAGCGGCGTCTCGAGGATCGCCCGCGGCGGCAGGCCCGTGGCGGCGATGTACTCGAGCGTGGTGGCGATCGACTGAGGGTGCGACAGCAGCCGGCCGAACTGGCCGAACTCGTCGGTGATCAGGCGCATCACGGGCTCCAGGCCCGCCTCGCGCAGGCGGTGGTAGCCCTTCGTGCGGAGCCGGCATTCCCAGGGCTCGAAGTCGATCCCGCCCGAGTGCTGGACAAGCAGTCCGTCGCCGAACTCGCGCTGGATCTCGCGCAGCAGATCGAAGGGGACGTCGGCGTAGTAGCCGGTGGTGACCACCGACCACTTCTGGCCGGCGGCCCGGCCGAGGCCCTTGCGCTCGGCCTCGCGGACGAAGGCCTGCCAGGCGCCCTCGTTGCCGTCGAGCGGCAGGATCTCCTGCATCCAGTCGCCGGCCTGATTGTTGCGGATGAACGGCGAGCGCCGGTATCTGGCCACGGTCTTCGGACGAAGGCTCTGAGCGTACTTGGCCGCCACCTCGGCGTCAGGCACCTGGGGGCTCATTGCGCTCTGCGGAACGTAGAGGTTCGGGTACTCGCCCGCCGCGTGCAGTTCGCGGTACAGGCGGCGGCGGTCGGCGGTCGACATCTGGCTGAAGGCGTCCTTCATGGCGGCCAGCCGCGGCTTGTCGCTGCGCTTGCCGTCCGCGCTGATCTTGGGATCCACATCCAGCAGGCGGAAGCCCTTCACGCCCAGTTCGCCGGCCAGCTGCCGCAGGCGGCGGCGGGCGTCCATGTCGCCCTTGCGTCCGCGCTCGATCAGTTTCGAGAAGGGGCTGGCGCCGCTCAGGGCGGCCGTGTCGGCTTCCTTGTAGCAGGCGTCCCCGTGGCAGCTGGTGAGCAGGCGCACGGCGTCGGCCGGCGCCTCGCCGGCCTCCACGGCCGAGAGGATCGCTGCATGACGGCCGCAGCCGCTGGAGATCGCCATCAGGGGCTGGCCCTCGAGCTTTGCGCTGCCCATCCGCAGATCGATCCAGCGGTTCCGATCCTTCTCGGGCACGCCCAGGAGATGATCCATCCAGGCCTCGAGGGCCACCTGGTCGTGGGCCTTGGTGCCGAAGCGGGAGAAGTCGCGCTGGGGATAGTGGATCCGGCCGGTCAGGCCGCGGCCCGAGCCGCCGACGATCTCGTACTCGACGCTCCTGAGCGGCCCCTTCTTTCCCCGGAGGGTGCGGGGTTTCACGCGCAGCGAGTAGCTCTCGAACAGTTCGCCCTGGGCGGGCACCGGCAGCCGGGAGATGTCTGGCTGGGCCCGAAAAGGAGCCGCGCCCTCTCCTACCCCCGCCCGAGTGCCAGTGGCACTGCCTGCGGTTCGGTCGCCCCGAGGGGCGAGTGGAGAGGGCGCTGCGCCCATGTCCGCGATTTCGTTACTAGGATACCCCCAGCGGCCGGCTCTGTCAACGGGGATCCGCTCGCCGGCCTGCCGGTACAGATCCTGAATCTTCTTCGGGATCTTGGCGCCGCGGATCTTGCGGATGCCGCCGATCAGGGCCCGCAGGGTGTCGCGGGCCTGGGCGAACAGCGTGCGGATGGGCCCGGCCGCCTCGTGCATCTTCTCGCTGAAGAAGAAGGCCGTGGCCTCCTCGGCGAACAGTTCCTCCTCCGACAGGTTCTGGGGGTTGTCGTGGGACTCGTAGTAGTCGTGGAACGGGGCCTGCTGCTCCTCGGTGAGCCGATACCACCAGTCGTGACTGAACTCGTGGACGACCGACTGGGCGTCGTGGCCGGCCATCAGCCGGACGGCGGTCCTCAGGTTGCCGGCGGCGTGGTCGGCGTAGGTGACGCCCGGCACCTCGACGTCCTCGGGACTCAGGTCGCCTAGGCCCCAGTCCTCCAGGCCCTGGCGGGTGACCTTCATCACCGTCTGGCTGATCTCCAGGGAGGTCGTCTCGTCGAAGGTCGGATCGATCTCGATCAGCCGGCGGGCCAGGGCGGCGGCGCCCGCGTCGGTGTCGCCGGCGGCCAGCGCCCGCTCGACCTCCCGGCGGGCCCGCCCTCCCAGGTCCGGCCGGAAGGGGGCCGCCTGGCCACGGGCACCCCGCTCCGGGGGGTTTACCCAGACCTCGATGGGGGTCCGGGTGGGTCGGCGCTCCGCGGGCCTCTCAGGCGCTCTCTCGGACGCACGAGATTCAGTTAGGGGCGCCTCTCTGCCCCTGACATCCTCTACCCGGCCGGCCCGCGCCGGGGGCCCCTCGCCCAGGATGGCCGACTCGGGCTGGCCCGGCGGCAGCATCCGCTCAGGCGCCGGCCGGCGCCGGCCGAGGATCGACCAGGTGCCGTCCTCGTTCGCGTGGAGGCTCATGTCGGCGTACTGGCCGCCCTCGCGGGCGGCGTCCAGGGCCCGCTGGGCGTCGGCCTGCCGCGGGTAGGTCTTGCCCGTGACCGACTCCCAGACCTCGGGCTCGCCGCGCACGCCCCGGTAGCCGGCGTTCTCGAGGAAGTCCTCCCAGACCTCGCGGCCGAAGCGGCGCTGCGCCTCGCCCTTGACCCGGCCCAGGCCCTCCTCCCAGTCGAGGCCCTCCAGGTCATCGTAGAGCGCGTCGGGGAGCCCCTCGTCCTCGGCCATCAGCTGCCGGCTGCGGGCGTAGGCCTCCAGGGCGCCGGCCACGTTAGCCGCCTCGCCCGCCCACTCGGCCTTGTCGGCGGCCAGCACCGGCTCGACCTCGGCCTGCCGCACGCGGGTCGGTGGGCGGGTCCGGCGGCGTTCCTGATCACTGAGCAGCTGGGCCGTCTCCAGGCCTCGCCCCCGGCGGGCGCCGGGGCCTGGCGGGGGGCCCTCGGCCGCGGGCAGGGCTGGGCGCGGTCGCGGCTGCGTTCTGGGCGAGGGAGCCTCGCCGGGCGCGTAGAGGAGCCGCTCCGTCCAGGGGGTGGGGTGCTGGCGGCGAGCCGCCTCGCGCAGGCCGGGGTAGGACTTCTCGATCTGGCCGGCGGCGCCGTGCATCGTGAACAGGGCGTTGATCCCGTACTGGAAGATCCGGTCGGCGAGCTGGTCGGGATCCACGTCGTAGACCAGCCCCTCGCCGGGCTTCTGGCCATGGAACAGGTCGAGCAGGGCGCTCACGCCGGCCCAGCGGGCCAGCCACTCGCCCCCGCGGCGCATGAGGTCCGCACCGATCCGGCCGGGGATCAGGGCCGTGCCCGTGGCGAAGGCGAGCCCCATCTCGGCGCCCTCGAGGCGGGCCTGACCCGCCACCTTCAGCGCATCGGTCAGGCTCGTCTGGGCCAGCACGTCGCCCGTGCGGGCCAGTCCGATGGCCTCGGCCAGATGGCTGGCCTCGGTGGCCGCCATCTTGGCCCACCGTCTCACGGACGAGCGGGGCGAGTAGAGCAGGTCGGCGGCCTTCAGCTGCGTGCGTCCGAGGAGTTTCTTCACCCAGGGCAGGCGCCGGGCCAGCAGCACCCGTTCGGCCTTGGCGATCTTCGAGGGGCCGGCCACGAAGCCGGCCAGCGCTCCCAGGCCGACGGCGACGCGCTCGGCCGTGTTCTCGGCCTCGGGCCAGGCGCCGGGCCCGTAGGCGGCCTCCAGGGCGCTCTTGGGCAGGCCGAGCAGGGCCTCGTTGGCCGCTGCCAGTCCGGCGGCGCCGACGAGGTTCGCGGGCAGGGGCCCGCCGGCGCCCGTCGCGGCGAGGCTGGCCTGCATGCCCCTCTTCAGCCCCGCGCCGATGGCACCGCCGCCGCCGGCCGCCGCCTGCGCCTGGTACTCCTCGGCCGTCTTGCCGGGGGTGAGCCCCCCCAGGATGCGCTGCATGGCGCTGGGGCCCGCCTCCATGGCCGTGGGCATCGGCGCGGCGGCCAGCGTTTCACGGGAAACGTCGGGCGGCGGCGCCGCCGCGTAGTCGGGATCCTCGAAGCCCAGGTCGTCGGTCGCCGGGTGGACGAGCCACAGGTACAGGCGCGTCAGTTCGTCGGGCGGCAGGTCGGCCACCATCTCGGGCTCGATGCCCAGGACGGCCAGTCCGGTCTGGAGCGCCTCCCAGAGCGTCGCCGAGCCGTGTTCCTCGGCCACCTTCATCAGGCTGGCCAGTTCGCCCTCGCTCCACTGGCCGAGCAGTTCGGCGAGCTGGGCCTCGTGCTGGTCGGCGATCGTCGCGTCGACCGGGACGTCGGCGGTGGTCGGCGGCGCCGCCAACTGGCCATCGAGCAGGGGGCCGGCCGGCGCGGTGTACAGGTCGGGGGCGCCGCCCGCATCGACGGCAGGGCCGGAAGGAAAGGTCGGCGCAGCTGCGACCGATCCCTGCTCGTCGCCGCCCGCCGCGGTCAGGAGCCCGCCGCGAGCGCCCGGCACAGCTGCGGGGGCGCCCCCCAAGGGGTAGGCCTCGATGAACTCGCTCCAGGCGGCCTCGGCGTTGTCCTTGCCCACCTGGGGCAGCACGACCTCGGCGAAGTAGTCGCGCTGCATCTGGACCCGATCCTTGGAGCCGAGACGCTGGTAGTCGTCGCTCTGGAGAATCTCACGCCACGGGAGCGCCGCCACTACTCGCCTCCCAAGGTCTTCTTCGTGGATGAGAAGTCAAACTCCCTGGTAGCGAGGCGCCTCGAATAGGAGAGGGTGGAACTGCTTGCCCCGTATGAAGCCGAGCCGCGCCGCTTGGACTGCGGTGCCGGTTCGGCCGAGCCGCGCCGCTTGGACTGCGGTGCCGGTTCGGCCGA